GGAGACCAACGGTACGCGCCTTCTAACATCTGGGCCTGGATGTCCATTTCCCTTTGTTTCCTCAATCAATCCACCATGAATAAGCCATCTCTCACTGACACCCAAGGCGCTAGCCAGGCTTGAGAGGTAGGTAGCAGACGGCTCTGTGCCGCCGTTAACCCACTGGCTAACAGTTCCTTTAGATGCCCCCGTAGCAGCTATCAGGTCTTTGCTTTTCAGCTTCAAGGACCGCATGCGGAGGTTTATACGGTCGCTCATAGTTTCGTTTCTCATGTTTAATAATTTAAACAATATCAAGTTTAATTTCTTGATTTTATTTTGTTTGAAAGATTAAACTTCCCCGTATCATTTAAGGGGAGGAATCATGAACAAACAAGACGTAATCAGCCATTTCGGCACGGCAACAAAAGTTGCTTTGGCCGTGGGGGTTTCGAAAGCAACCGTAAGTCTTTGGAAAGAAGTGATCCCATGGAAATACGCGTTGTTGATCGAAAAGGTATCAAAGGGCCAGTTGAAGTATGACCCTGCGATGTACATAGAAAACGATAGCTCAAAGGCTTCGGCCTGATAACTACCAAAAGGACAGGGAAATGGTGGAATTACAGCAGATCGTGATTCAGGCATGTAAGGGCTACGAAGGTACGAACGCTCAGATAGCTGAACTGATGGGGTTGAAATACAGCGAGTTTAACAACCGTTTGCACATGAAGAACGGCACACGCTTCTTCGACATGGACCAGCTTGCCTACATGCAGCACGTGGTGGGTTATCCGTTCCTGGCTGATTACTTTGCCGGGCAATTCGGAATGCTGGTGGTTGATAACCCGGTACCGGAAGAGATGGACAATGTTGAGCTGTTCACTATCCAGATGCGTGCGGAGATGGCCCGTGGTCATGTAGCGCAGTCAAAGCTGGAAGCAGAAGCAGACGGGATTATTGAGAAACACGAACTGAAGAGCGTGGCTAAAAACGTTCTTAAATCAGTACGCCATACGATGCATGGGTTTATAGCCTGGGCAGCGTTGCATGGGATGCAGGTGGAAGCAGCGGATTTGATGATAAGTCGGAAGGTTGATGGCCAGGGGATTGCAGCCCCCGACCATCGGCGCTCAAGTCACTTTTAGCGGAGACACAAGCACATGAACACTTTACTAAAAAAAGCGGGCATACCGCAATTGCATTGTAAGTCATTGCCAGGCGGAGCAGCACCGGCTTCGTTTTTGTATGAAGCAAGATTACCCGGCGAGGCTGTGAACAGCAACTACCAGCTGGGTGTGCCACGGGTAGACGTCGAGAAGTTATGGCAGCAGGTAAACGATCTTGCACCGACCGGAGGGCTTCGTGGATGAAGAAAGCCAAAACCTTAACCGGACGTACCGGGACCCGCGCGGCGTCCTTGTCAAAGTCATCCGCTGGGACAAAATCAACCAGCAGGTCATATCCTTGCGTGCGAATTATCCGCATGAGTGCATGCAGCCGCTTGAGCGGTTCATCCAGAAATTCACGAGGGTTCTATGAGCGTTAAGTTATCCGCATACGTCTGGGATGGCTGCGCACTGTCCGGCATGAAACTGTCGGAAGTAGTCATCATGGCCCGCCTGGCTGACTGGTGCAGTGATGATGGGGTGTGCTGGCCAAGTGTAGCAACCATTGCCCGTCAGATTGGCGCTGGTGAGAGCACGGTACGCACTGCGATCGGTCGCTTGGAAAAGGCTGAGTGGCTTAGCCGAAAGCAGCGCCGCAAGGGCAATCGCAACACCTCAAACATCTACCAGCTGAACGTGGCAAAGCTGAAGGAAGCAGCCTCTAAAGTTGATGCGCCAGAATCTGACCCATCAAAATCTGATGCATCAGGATTTGACGCATCAAAATCTGAGGCATCAAATTTTGACCGGTCGAAAAACTGTCATAAGCAGGGTTTTCACCCGTCAGAATCTGGGGGCGATCCGTCAGTAAATTCAAAACATGATCCGTCAGATAAAAACACTTTTGGTCAACCGCCGATGGCGGCAGACCGGGATGACAAAATTTCTGAGGAAATCCACGTTACCGACCAGGCCATTCTGGTGCTGAAGCATCTAAACCGGGTGACCGGGGCCAGATACACGACAGCGAAGGCGACTTTGGAAAATATCAGGGCTCGCCTGGTCGATGGCCACACGGTCGAAGAGCTGAAAACGGTCGTTGAGTTCATGGGCGATCGCTGGATGAACACTGAGTGGGCGAAGCATCTGACCCCGCCGACGATTTTCCATCCAGCTAAATTCCCGGCCAACCTGCTTGGTGCGAATGCATGGGATAAATCAGGCCGTGCAGCAGCGACACAACGAGCGGAGCCAGTGAGCATCGCTGAACGTGACGATGCTTTCAAGCGGCTTGTAGCGAACCCAGGCAAACCCCGCAATCGCACCGAGGAGCTGGCTAAGCGTGCAGCTGGATCGGCAGGGTTGGGGCGAATGAACGAAGTGATGGCCCGGTCCTCATGGAAAAACATCTGGACGGAAGCGGTTAAAGGCGCGGCAGAAGAAAACCAGCAGGGGGCTGCATGAGCATGAATATTCGTGAAATGGCTATTGAGTTTGTTCGCAATAACCCTGGCTGCACGTCAACGCAGATCGCCAACGGTGCAGGGATACCGAAGCGCATGATTCAGCCACTGATGACCGAGCTTTACACGCAGGAGATCGTTAACCGCTATGCGTTGAAGGCTCATCCGTTCCACTACCTGATCCCGAAAGAAGGGGAGCGTCCGAACCTGGGCGAACGTTACGAAAAGCACCGCGCCAAGGCTACGCAACTGGAGAACGGCGGCTTATGGCGGCGCGCTGCGCGTGAATGGCTGCTGGCCATGGATGCGACCTCAAACGAAGAGGCCCGCGATAAAGCCGCTATTCGCCGCGAATACTGCATCAGCCAGGGCTGCATTGGTGTCCAGCATGAAACGTCAGGAATTGGCGTTATAAGCGTACCGGCAATCGACATGTGGAGGAACTGATGATCAAGAAACTGCGCGAGCACTTCACCGTTCATGAAATTTTTTACCACGGCATCCGCACGGCATGCGTAATGATTTTCCTGCTCTTTTTGGCTCTGGTTATGGAGATGGTAAGCAAATGACTTCACTTTCAGTAGTACACAAAAACCGCGACGAATCTGAAACCGATATCGTCCCACGCAAAACTTACTTCGCCGGGCTGAAAGAGTTCTATGTTGAGCCAGGTTACAACGTTCGCGACATTGATCAGACGCACGTTGAAGAGTTCCGTGATGCCTTCATTCTCGGGGAAGAAGTCCCGGCGCTGGTAGTTCAGGTCACTGAGCAGGGATTGAAAATCATTGATGGGCACCACCGCTACTACGGCGCAGTTATGGCAACAGAAGCAGGCCATGAAGTCGCCCGACTGGAGTGCAAAGACGCCAAGGGAACAGAGGCCGATCGCATTGCACTGATGGTCACCAGCTCACAGGGTCGCGCTCTGTTGCCGCTGGAACGTGCCGCCGCTTATCAGCGATTGAAAAATCAGGGTTGGGAACCGTCAGAGATTGCGAAAAAGGTAAAACGCTCAGTAGCCGACGTGGATCATCACCTTCAGCTGCTTGAATGTGGCGACGAGCTGATCGACATGGTTAAGGCGAAAGAGCTTTCAGCCACGACAGCGGTATCAATGTCACGTGAGTTTGGCGTCAAAGCTGGGGCCGTTGCGACTCAGGAGCTGGCGAAGGCTAAAGCGGCAGGCAAGAAGAAACTGACCAAATCAGCAGCTATACCGCAGTTTAACGTCACGAAGGCACGCCGCCTGGTTGAACTGATGGCCGCATTCGAATTCACCGACGAAGGCTACGAGGCCCCGGATGAAGTTTATCTTGAGGCAATGGGCATTATTGCAGAGTACCGCGAGAAACATTGCGCGCCAGCTGCTGCTGGCACTGAGGGTGAGACGTTGGAAAGCGCTTTCTGAAAAGCTGAATGGATTGTCTCTGTGAAATTCTGTCTCACAAACGTCTATCTAGTCTGGCCGTACGCAACATAAAGGCCTAATGGCTAACAAAATATGGAGCGAGTGTTTAAAAATCACGAAATTCTCTGTATCTATGGAATATTTCTAGTATATAAGTTATAGTTTGTACACTCGGACGTGATTTGAAATTTCCTATTTTAAATGTTATGAGTTATGTAGGTGCGCTAGAATGTCAAACTGTAGTTTTTTGTCATGATAATTAGTATTGATCCTGTGGTTTATATCACACTGATATTACAAGTTTTGTAATCCAGTTTATATGACTTGAGCTGCATGTGGCGGATTTTCTCGCATTTAAAGATAATTTCGGGTTTGGTTATTACACTTTTTTATCTTAAGGAATTAGATATGAAAATCAAAGCAACAGCTTTTCTAATGATCTCTATCTTCGTACTGCCAGCAATTGCAGGTGAGCCTGCAAGTTCGAAACCATTACCATTAATCGAAAACGGCTATGCTGGATTCTTGTGTGGTGAACTAGATTTAGAACCCGCTAGTGAAAAGCTCGTTGACCAGGCTGTTGACAAAATAAAGGTGGGTACGAGTGGCCATCTTTATGATAAGAAATTGGCTAAACGCGTAGCTAAAGCTTACGCGTATCGAGATAGAGGTCATGGTGGTGACTGCTTGGCTAATGTTCAAGGAGAATACTGGGAACCTAAAAACCAACCAAAATGATTCCTCAGCATTTTATAAGTTTATGATCGATTAAAATTAAAGCAAGTTGCTATAACTTATAGTTACTCACTGCTGCTTATATAAATAAGTCCACGCTGACTGTTGATTGCGTCAGTTCTGGTCTGGATTACACAACTACAACGACTGCCTATCCATATCAGCATTTTATTTTTTATCATCTTAACCCCTCAGTTAAGCAGGGGTTTTATCAATTATCTCTCCAGCATCTCCTTCCATCATCTTTGACATCTCACTCGGACCATTTGTTTACCATGATCTACCGATGTATAATCTTAGTTTTGGCAGTGCTCGAAATCATATCACCCTTTGGTTGTTCGCATAAAAAAACCTCTAATAACCTTAAGCTGCTCCAAGAAAGAATTACTTAAATTTAATCCGTATTTGCAAGTTTAAGTTCTTACGAGACAATATAAAAAGTTCTTTAGTTATTGTAGTTGTAAGTTTAATAGGGATACTACCCTGATCCAGTCAGCGTAGTGTTGTTGAATATACAAGCGAAAACAGAATTTTAACAAAACTTATGAGCCTGAAAGATATTATATTTCAAAAATGTCGCGTCAGAATAATATCAATATATTTACAGCATATTAACTCTTATTCCTGCACCGAAACCTAATTCAGTGTATTAACCTGATGCTACTTAGATTTAAAACAACTGCTGAAATCAAATTTTGATGATCCAGCTCACCATGAGGCCTACGTAACTACAATAAGAATGAGAAAAAATTTATGTTGAATGAAAAATAATCATGCAGTGCTGAGGATCTGCAGTTACGATCAGAGGATTTTATCGTTAAAGCAACACAATGGCGTTGCTGAATCACTTCTATGATTGTATATTTAAACAGTTAGAAAAAAACTTTACCTATGATGGGGTTTGAATGAATAAGTTTCATTTTATTGCATTTTCATCGGTACTTTCTGTCATTAGCTTTAATGTTCAAAGTGCTGATTTCACTAACATCCAACTATGTAAGGCAGCCATCAGCGTTGAAATGGGCAAGGACCCGAGCATCATGAAAGCTAGGGGGAATGGTGATTTGGTCGAGCTACAGTATATACGTGATAACGATGGTACCCTTTGGAAATACCAATGCAAAATAATTAACGGCAACCAAATAATGTGGAGAACTGCGGGGGATGATAATACTCCAAATCGATTAGGCCGCTGGCGTGACAATCCTCTCGATTCTACAATTATGTTTTCAGTATCGGGCAATACGCTAACTATCAGCGAAAGTGATTTGGGTGATAAGACCTTTCATCAGTCAGACCTCAAGTAATAAGAAGTGCCGGATGGATGCAGCCAAACGGCATTTTTGATCATAAGCGGAGACAAGTATGAATCAGTTACTCGTAATTGATGGCGTTTCTGTACGCCAGGATACCTCGGGCCGCTATTGCCTGAACGATTTACACCGCGCTGCTGGTGGAGAGGAGCGGCATAAGCCTCGTTTCTGGCTGGGGAACCAACAGACGCAGGAGCTTGTACAGGAATTAACCGAGGGTGGAAATCCTCCCTTGGAACAAAATCAACCAGTTAGAGTGATTCACGGTGGTGATAACCGTGGCACCTATGTTTGCAAAGAGCTGGTTTACTCTTATGCAATGTGGATCAGCTCGTCATTCAGCCTGAAGGTGATCAGGACTTTTGATTCAGTAGTGACAGGGCAACATACCTCACAGGGACCGAATCGGGCAGACCAGGTGCAGGCGGGCGTTATTCTCCTTGAGTCTGCCTCACGTACCCTGAATCTGTCGAACTCATCAAAGCTGGGTGCTTACCAGAAACTTCAGGATTTCGCTGGCCTGCCAAACATGATGCCTTCATATGCCATTGACGCCCCCTCTGATTCGATTGATGGTTCAAGCCGCCCCACAATGGCCCTCACCACTCTGCTACAGCGCCATAACCTCGGACTCAGCACGCAAGAGGCATTTAATCGCCTGCAGCATGCTGGCATCGTAGAGCGCCGTTCACGCCCAAGCACATCAGCTAAATCCCGTAATGGTCAGAAGCAGTTCTGGTCAGTTACATCGCGGGGCATGCTCTTTGGTAAAAACATCATCAGCCCTGGTAACCCGAGAGAGACGCAGCCTCACTTCTTCGATACTAAGGTACAGGAACTGATCCGCATTCTGGTTTCAGCCAGCGCATCTTAAAGGGGGATTGATGAGAGCATTACTAAAGCCCTGCATCCAGCCCGATCTTGGAATTGTGCTGCTTCGTCCGGGTAGTGAACTGATGCCACTATTCCGCGCGCGCCGGGTGCTTATCAGTACTGAGCCACACCATATGCACGAACTGAATTCCGGCATGCTCCCAGATACGGGCCAGCCGTTGCTGGATGATCCGGCGATGATGACATTCTTCACTCATGAGCGTGTTATCAAAGCAGCTGGCGGGATTAACTCTCTTGAAGACCACCTGCAGCACGGTTCCGGGTGTCAGATTGAAAGTGACTGGCATGATTCCAGCCATACCACTCTGCGTACTGGAAACGGTGCAGTTCGCCTTTGCTGGCACTGTGATAACCGGCTACGCGAAATCGAACCATCGCCCCGAACTCTGGATATCGCAGCGCGCAATACCGCACTTTGGTTGATCAGCACGGCTCTGTCGGCATTTATGCTGCCCGATGGCCACCAGCTAACCTTGCCGGAGCTATGCTGGTGGGCTGCAACAAAGCACGTTATTGATCTGATGCCGGAGAACGCCGCACGCATCGTGTTGAAACTGCCTGTTGGGAAGGTGGCCACCGGAACACTGAAAGAGGCGCATATCGTCCCGGAGCAATCAGCAGTGCAGATTCTGGAGGAGCAGGCAAAGCAGGTGCTGGAGATGGCTATCGATCCTGAAACGCCGGAGACGTTTCTGTTACGGCCAAAGCGCCGCCGATGGAGCAACGAGAAGTATACCCAGTGGGCCAAGCAGCAGCCGTGCTTGTGCTGTGGGAAAAAAGCAGACGACCCGCACCACCTGATCGGATACGGCCAGGGCGGTATGGGAACTAAAGCGCATGATCTATTCGTGTTGCCGCTATGCAGAGCGCACCACGATGAACTTCATGCTGATGTGCGTGCGTTTGAGGCTAAGTACGGCACACAGCCGGAGTTGATCATTCGCACGCTCGACAGAGCCTTGGCACTTGGCGTTATTGCCACGGGTAAGAAAAATAGCGGAGACAAAAATGCGTGATATTCAGATGGTGTTAGAACGATGGGGCAGCTGGGCAGCGAATGACGGCAGTCAGGTTCGCTGGTGCCCTACAAGCGCAATGTTTAAAAGCCTGCTCCCCCATACAAAAAAATCACGGCTGTCATGCAGTGATAACGACGGGATGATTATCGACACTGCAGTTGGAATGCTCACTAAGGCTAATCGTCAGGATGAGCTGGAACTGGTGATGTTGCATTATATCTATGATGTATCGAAGTCGACCATTGCCCGCTGGAATAAATGCTCAGAAGGGAAGATCAGGCAGCAGTTGATGATAGCCGAAACGTTTATTGATGCCTGCATAATGATGACGGGATCAGAACTGGAGATGGATAGCTGGACTCAAAGAACAATCGTAAAAAAAATCGTTTAAAGGTCTATTCGTTACGAAATTTGCTGGGTACTCTGTTAAGAGTGGTTACTACGTCACACAGCTTAATCATCTAAACCCCGCTCCGGCGGGTTTTTTTGCTTTCTGGAGTGCAGTTATGCAAAGCGAAAAGCAACAACCCTATTTCTATAATCCTGACATGAACCCGTTGCAGCTTGAGGAGTGGCTAAATCAGCAAAAGTTGCACGTGGCACATTTTAATCGCCTCTGCAAAGAGC